ATTGAAAGTAGTGATGCCGTAGCAAAAGGATTAGAAGATAAACTTTGTCTTGTTCCCGATAAGTATGGAGAAACCCTTGAAAACCCGAAGTTAGTCCGTAGCCCTTTGTCTCGGTCGTTGAGCATGGAGATGGAGCAGAGCGTCAGTGGAGGCGTTTGACCTTTGCATACAGGATGAGGAAGCGTTGATAGACCGACTGAGACAAAAGGTAGAGGTAGAACCCTAAGCTGTAAAAGTCCATTATAGAATCAAGATATAAAATATTTTATCTTTCTATTCTATAATGGATTTGAACGAGATTTTTACGGGTAAAAATATCACCGAAAGTTCAAAGAAACTTTATTTAGCAAATCTTACCCGACTCAACGGGGGACCTATCAAGAACATCAAGTTTTTAGACAACGTGGAAGTGATCAAGGAGAAGCTGCAAAAGTATAAACCGAATACTCAACGAAGTTATATTATTTCTATTGTCTCCCTTTTAAAGACCATTAAGGAGAAACAAAAGAAATACGGTAAGCTATACGACATCTATTACGCTATCCTGGACACCATGAACAAATCTTTAAAAGATAACACCGAGAAGACCGAGAAGGAAGAGAAGGAATGGATAGGCCAGGATGCAGTCAAAGAAAAGTTTGAGACAAATATGAAAGTCATGGAAGAACTCAAAGAGAAGAAGAAATTAACCAGTGAAGAATATGAGAAACTCCTTCATCTGGTGGTTTTGTCTCTGTTTGTCTTACAGAAGCCTCGGCGTAACAAGGATTATCAAGAAGCCTACATCACCAAGAAACACAAGCCCGAGCTTGGAACAGAGAAGAACTTTTTAGACTTGTTTAAGAACGAGTTTATTTTTAATGCCTATAAAACTCAGGGTAAATATGCAGCACAGACGGTAACGGTAAATCCTTTACTTAGGGAGATTATAGATTTTTATTTAAAGTTCCATCCCCTTAAGGCAAAGCTCAAAGAAGGACCTATTCCTTTGCTGGTAGATGAGAAAGGAGAACCCTTTACACAAAACAATTCTTTGACTCGTATGCTTTATAAAATATTTGGTTCTAAGATTGGGTCAAGTATGCTACGTAAGCTCTACCTTACGGACAAGTATGCAGACATGATGAAGGAGATGAAGGAAGACACGCAGGCCATGGGGACTTCCACAGGGACAGCACAAACCAACTACATCAAGGCCGAGACAAAATAAATCATAGTATCTTATACTTTATACTTTCCTTAAATAAATAAAAATACAAAAAGTATAAAGTATAAAAAATAAAATCAAAATAAATAAAATAATATCTAATCCTATTCTAATGGAGTGTAGGGACCAATTTGATAGCTTCCGCTGGTGCATGTTTGCGCAACCTCACCCCGAAAAATGTCAGCCTCACATTTGGGAGCTGTCCAAGTGTTACGCCAAGCTACTTCTTTAGAAATGGAGACAAGTTCTTTTTACCCTTGATCACTTGTTTTGTCTCAATTTGTTTTTTAAGATTGAGCGGGTCTATCTCTGGAACAGTCAAAGGCGTAGCCTTGCTCACACGGACAGTAGGACGCAGGACGGGATATTGTCCTTTCTTTGCTACATTCTTCCATTTTTCCTTGAACCATGCTGTAAGACCCGTCTTAGGCTTTAGTTTCGTTGGTTTAGGATTCTTACCGCCGTTGTCTCCATACTTACCGCCAAGGGACAGATAGGTCTTGACAATCCATCCGCTGCGATAGGCCGAAGGCTTGGAATAGATAGTGGCGGCTCGTTGTTTGACGGCGTTGTATAGCTCTGCATCCAATGGGGTAGGCATATAGATAACACTTTATTTTATCCTATCCAAATAGCCACAAGGGCATCAGCAGGCAAACCCGTAGCCTCTTGTGTATCCTTTACCATCTTAATAAACATTTTTAAATCCATAGACATATCTTTCATACAGATAATACGAAGTATAATCCAACGGCCACACGTGTTAATTCCTTGTCTCAGTTTTTGCAGCCGAGCCTTGTTGTAAATCAGCTTGTAGCCCTTGGACGATTTCATGAGATTTGTCATGTAGTCTTCCGCCTGTCCAAGCATTTGATTACGAAGTTTGCCTAATAGGTTCTTCTGTCCATCGGGACGCACGCCGTAAGGGTTAAACCATTCAATGGTCTTGTTGTATTTTAGGATACAACACCAATGACCCTTGTTGTGGCTATCCTCCACCAAGATAACTCTAAAATCTCTTTCTTTAGGTAAAAGTTCATCAATGTGTTTGTAATTAGCCAATTCACTGTATTTGAGTATCTTGCTTTCTGCACCGCCGCCAAAGTATCGGCTGATGTCTCCATCGGTTAGACTGGTCCCTATCCGTTCCAAAATCTTGTCCTCGTCCATAGGAAGGGGTGGTTTCATCATGTGGTCAGTATTCACCATTACAGTAGAGACATATTTATTTTTTGGATTGTTTAGGAATATTAATTCGTTTATTTCCTAAAATAAAATCTAAGGGTATAATATAGATGGTAAATTACGAGAATGACTACCTTTGGGGCGAGCAGCAGCAGCAGAAGATATTTCCAATCCTTGCAGCCAAGTGGAAAGGGTTAAGGCCACAAGGACGATACGCAAAGTATGATGCCGTGAATGAGACAACCAACATTGAAATTAAGAGTCGTAAATGTTCCTATGATGCCTACCCTACTACACTACTCACCCTAAACAAGATCAGCGATACAAGCAAGACAAATATCTTTATTTTTAACTTTGTGCAGGAAGACCAGAATGAGATTTATTATATTGAATACGATGAAGAGAAGTTTAGGCCTTACGAGCGGCGCATGTTCTCCCGAGCAAAGTTCAAGGCAGACGAAAAAGAATATGTCTATATCCCGATTCAAGACCTTGTCTTATTAGACGATGAATGGATGGATACACCCGTAGATACAACATTTGTAGTAATCTAAGAAATATAATCTTGTTGTAGATTATATGTCTCATGTAAATCAACTCTACCTAACCAATCTTATCAGGGACCTGCACAACGCAGAGCATGAACTCTTCAACCCGACTCACAAGACGGACGACGAGAAGCTGGTCAAGCTGTTCCAGCAGAAGGCGAGACAAATTAGTTCTCTTAAATACAACGTCCAGAAACTGGTTGAATTGATAGAGAAGATAGATTATCAAAAAGAAAATCCTAAGATTAAAGTAGTGGGTATCTAATTCCTTAATAAATGAATATAAAGACGTCTCCATACTTATAAGTAGAACGATGACCGAACTTGCGATGCGTCTTCCTATTGAAATAGCCAATGCTATCTACTCCTTTGTAGGCAAGTCCCCGACGGCTAAAATCATCAGGCAGCATTTGGAGAAAAAGGAAGCCTGTATCTGTGACCTGTGTCATGAAGAAACCGAGTCCAAATATTTCATGGCTTACGCTAACAAGTGTGACATGTGCTATGTGAGCGAGAACCCTAATCTGGACACTGGATTAGGGCGGGACTGTGACTTGTGCAGGGAAGAGCTACACATGTATAAGTGGTGTAAGATCACGGGCCTAAATGGTGGCGAGTTCTGTATAGACTGCTATAATCAAGCCGTAGAAATCTAAGTATTATAATAAGAAATCTAAGTATTTGAATAAGAAATCTAAGTATTTAATAAATCTAATACAAAATAGATTATTTTAGATATAAATAGGTAGAAATTAATTAATTTTTACTTTCTATAATCTATTTTGTATATTTGAAATCTAAAATACTTATTTGTGATTTAGATTTCTATGTATAATCTATTCTGTATTAGATTTCTCTTCTTTCTTTTTAGATTTCTCAGCATCTAATTTAGGTTTTCTTACCTTTTGATAGTATTGTTTTTTCTTTTCCAGTAGAGCTGCATATTTTTCAGGGTCTTCCTTTAGCCGTGCGTGATACTTACGGCATTTGTCTCGGCATTGTTCAGGGTGTGCCTTCTGGTAAGCCGAGACACTTTTTAGGTGGTGTTCATACTTTTCCGCCTTTGTTTCCTCCATCCTTAAAGTATGGAGATGCCTTTAACTTCTTTTGTCTCGGTAATTAAAATGTTGGGATATAGTATAATGTCGTTGAAACACATTGAAAGCAGACGGGACCCGACTATCTTTGGTGCAGACTTGAATGTTCTTCTGGGGGATGTGACAGTAAATGGAGATTTGACCGTGTTAGGAACCATTAATGGAAACTCGGCGCAGGGACAGAACGGCAACAATACATGGACTGGAACAAATGATTGGAGCGTGTATAGGCCGCAAACAAGCATTACATCTGGAACAGGATTTAATGGAGTTTGTTTGGTTCAATCACAAAACCAATTGGCGACACAAGGGATTACCAACGCAGGGGCGACTTGGACGGGAACGAATACTTTTACAAATCCATTTACAGTCCAAGGAGGGACTTCTCCCGTTCCCGTAGCAGGAACCGATGGAGTTCAGGTGCTAAATGCTCAGTCTATCATGACAACAAAAAAGAACTCTTATTTATCTGCAAATCAAACATGGACAAATACCAACACATTTCAAGTTTTACCTGTCTGTATTGACCCCGTGTTAGGTCCCGAAATTGCTACAAAAAATTACGTGGATACAACAACCGCCGCCGTTGTGGTCGGTAAATCACAAACCATTGTGTCTCAGGATAACTTTACGGATAGTTTGGCGACTTCTCTTGCGGTTCAAGTTCAATGTATTGGTGGAGGTGGTGGATCAACATCAGGATTTGATAATTCTACGGGGTCCATCGGTTGGGCGGGTGGCGGCGGTTCAACGGGTTCATTACTTGTCTTGAATCGTGCGATTGGCGGAGTATCACAAGCTTCATGGCTTGTTAATCCAGGAGCAGGCGGAACGGCGGGTATAGGAACTACCCCGCCTGGTGCTTATTCGGGAAGTGGAAGTTCAACCTTT